CCTCGTCGTCAAGCTCGTCAATTCGTAAACCACGGTCACATCCTTGTTGACGGAAAACGCGTTGATATCCCATCATACCGTGTAACTCCAGGTCAAGTGATCTCAGTTCGTGAAAAATCATTGAAAGTTCCTGCTATCCTTGAAGCAGTAGAAGCTACTCTTGGACGTCCAGCGTTCGTATCATTCGACGCTGAAAAATTGGAAGGTTCATTGACTCGCTTGCCAGAACGCGATGAAATCAACCCAGAAATCAACGAAGCACTTGTCGTTGAATTCTACAACAAAATGTTGTAATATTTTATTGAATAAGATAGGCTGTAAAGCCTTGAAACGAAGCACTTTAGGCCTCTATCCTAGAGTGCTTTTTTTGATTTTACTACCCTTTTAGTTACCCATAACTAATTTTAGGTATAGTAATAGGGTAGCCCAAAAATGGGGCACCCTTATTATTTATAAATTGCTGATGGCTGCCTCAAAGATTGAGACGGCTTTTTTGGCTCCCTCTTTGGTAGCATGGACATAAGTATTCAAGGTCATTGAGATATTAGAGTGGCCTAGCCTATACTGTAGATCTTTCGCCTCTATACCAGCGTATAGCATGATTGTAGCGTGAGTATGTCGGAAACCATGGAAACTAATATCAGGAACGCTAGCAGCTTTAAAGTGACCTTGTAGCCTTTTTCTAAGTAAGCAAGCGTAGGCGTATTTTGTAGTAAAAGGAGTAAAGACAATACTCTCAGACCGTCCTAGTTTCCATGACTGGACTTGTTGACGTTTTTTATATTGCTTGAGTAGGGAAACCGTAGCTTTATCAATGTCAATTTCTCTTAGACCAGCTTTAGACTTAGGTGTATTTGTTTCCTGGTATCTATTCAGAGTCTTAGAAATGCTGATAATGCCTTTTTTAAGGTCAATATCAGACCACGCAAGAGCTAAAGCCTCTCCTATACGGCAACCAGTAGCGAGTAAGGTTTTATAAAGGACGTAGTCAAAGAAATTTTCATAACTAGACTGATCCAAATCTTCCAGGTAGTCTAAAAACTGTTTTAGTTCCTGGTTGCTGAAAAACTTTACCTTATGCTCCTTATTTTGTTGCTTACGTGGGATAATGACATCACGCGCAGGGTTATGCTGGATCACTTGCATAGTCACTCCATACTGGAGAATACGGCGGTTTATATTGTTTAGAAAGCTATAGTTTGCATACGCTCCTTTTTCGCCCTTATTGGCCTTGTCAGCCCATTTGTTGACTTGCTGCTGAATGATAGGAGTAGTGAGCTTGTCTAGCCTGTAATCGCCGAATACAGGCAAAATATGAAGTCTTACGATCCCCTCCATGGATTGCTGGGAGTTTGGCTTGATTGTATTCTTGTAACTCTCCCACCACAAAGCGACCAGCTCCCTATAGGTTGTGATGGTCGGTTTTTCCTTTACGCTATATCCATTAGCTGCAAAAGCATTGACTGCCTCCCTGGCTTTGATTTTAACGCCCTTTTTAGTGTTGGCCGTGACTGTTGTCCTAGCCTTTTTCCCTGTAAGTTTATCAACGCCTAAATAAACACTTGCACGGTACACTGTAGCACCGTTTTTCTTTTTGTATTCTGTAATATTCATAGTCATACCTTTCTAACATCAGTAAGCAAGTATGGGATTTAGTTAAGTATTTATGAATATTGTTTTTATATGGCGCTGAGAGTTACGAGAATAGGCCTTTTTTCGTTTGTTTTAGGTGTTGTTTGCCTTATTGAAATCCTCCAAGGCTTTTAGATCTTTAGCGTAAATCATTAAACGTTCTTTATTATAGTCTGTTAGATTTCTATATATACTAGTTAGCTCATTTTCGTTATTTTTATCATCCAATGGGTCAAAATTAGTAACGTGTATACCTAGAACTTCAGATGGTGAAATTTCAAAGAAGTCTCCTAAAATTTGTAACTGCTCTTTGGTGTAACCTCTTTTTTCCGCTTCCCAATCTTTTACGAGTGATAAGGGGAAATTTAACGAAGAAGCTAACTCTTCCTGAGTTATACCTTTAGTCTTCCTTAGTTTTGCTAATTGGTCCTCATAGACTATGTATTCAGCTTTAGGGTCGTCGTAACCTAATAAGTATGAAACAGAGACACCAAAGAAATCGGCTAGTAATTCTGCCTTGTCTTGTTTTATCGAATGCTTATTATTTTCCCAATTTGAAATTGTCATTTTAGAGATAGCCTTTTTGCTATCGCCTAATTTATTATTTAATTCAGAAACCAACTCGTCTTGAGTAAGTCCTTTTTCATTTCTTAAGGCTTTGAGCCTGTTTTTTATTGTACTCATTTAATATTACCTCACTTAGATTATAACGATTTACAAAACTTTTGTAAAGTTTTTTTATATTTTCTCTTGACAAATAAAGACAAACTTTATAAAATGTAACCAAGTAAAGGAAATCTTTACAAACGAAGAAAGGAGAAAAAAGGATGGTGACAATAACCATAGCTCAAGCAAGGGCTATCCGAAGAAAGCAGGCTGATAACATGCTTACAAATCAAGAGGTAGCAAAGCAAATAGGAATTAACCCTATTACTTATCGCAAGGTTATTCAAGGCGGAGAGGTTAAGAATAGCATTTATCAGAAAGTCATGGAATGGCTGGCAGAAGATTATTAAAGCAACAAAAAAGCCCTAACCGACGACCAAATCAGCAAGGCTTTTCACTTAAACAACTAAAACCAAAATAGCAAGTATGGGATTTAGTTAGGTATTTATTTAATTATATCACAAAATAGTGATTTGTGCCCAGACGAGAGAGCGCTAACTCTTTAAACTGGTTCTTATTCATGCTTTCAATTTGGCGACTCAGAGTATGAATAAGAGTGGCAGGAAAGGCATTAAAAAGGTACTATGACTTTTTCCCAATTTTGGAAGAAAGTCCTGGAGCAACTATACAAATAAAACATAATGAGGTAAGAACATGAGTGCAATTATATTAGAAAATAGTATTTTTACGGTTAAGAAATCAGACTACACCCCTGAACAGTGGGAAAGAATGCAAAAGCTAAGAAATAGCGAGGAGCGAGCAGAGGCTAAACTTTCTCAACTCTATGGGAGGCGTGTAGCAACTGTAATTGTTTTTAATATCATTGCTACTTACAAGAATACTTTTAATAGATTTGCAGATACCTATGAGGAGGCTTGTGATGGCTTAGGTATTCTTGTTGTTAATGACATTATCACTAGGGCAATCAACGGTTTACCAGCCCAAGGGGTAGAGCGTAGATTGGAGGTATGTCATGAATGAACTAGATTTGACCAATACACAATCGGTAATCTTCATGGTGGTATTGATTGGCCTACTGCTTTATCTAAACCACCGAGACCGCAAAAAAAGCGCCCAATTTGAGCGAGAAAACCAATGGGCGATAGAAACACCTAGCGAGGATTTAAACCCTTGCTACGGGCGTTATATTCAACTAGCAGGCAAGCGGAACAATTAGAAAAGGGGTGTAATATGCAACTATTATCAAGAGAGGCAGAGCTTGAGCTACTGGAGAAAGTGGGAGATCACTTAGATAAAAGGCTTGAGCTTGAAAAACAGCATAACGACGGCTGGGACTTAATTTCTAGACCTGATTTACTAGACAAGTTAGGGATCAGTGGCACAACGTTGAATAATTGGGAAAAACACGGCTTAAAGCCTTATCAGTCGCCTTTTGAGAACAGTAAGAAGATTTATTACAGCAAGACCGATATATACAATTTTCTTGCAGTAGATTAGGGGGAAATAATGACAAAGAAAAAAGAACAATGGACGCCAGCCATCACAAATCTACGTAAGGTAATTGTGGACGGTGTGGAGCAATGGGTGGAATTTGAAACAGAGGGCTATGTTATTCCTGCCGGTCACTCTTATTATGACATCATCAGGGGAATTAACAAGGAGGTGCAACGGAAGAAAAATGGGAAATCGTAGAATGATAAGTAAGACAGTAACCCAAACTCAGAGATTTTTGCGGCTACCATTAGAGGCACAGGCTCTATATTTTCATTTAATTCAAAACTCAGATGATGATGGAGTAGTAGAGGCTTTCCCTGTTGTTAGAATGATAGGGGTTAGTGAGGATAGCCTAGGACTTTTGATAGTCAAGGAATTTATCAGGCCGCTTAATGATGAAATGGTTTATTTTATTGTGGATTTTCATGAGCAGAATACTGTTAGGAAAGATAGATACAGCCCTAGTATCTATAAGCATTTATTAGAAAAGCCACCTGAAAAACATACTGGTTTACCAATGGACAACCAAACGGAAACCACTGGTTTCCCCAATATAAGTCAATATAAGTCAAGTCAAGATAATCTAAGTCAATCTAGGTCAAGTCAGAAAGACGAGGACGAGCATGAGAATCCAATCTTTGAAAAATTAAAGTCGGCTTTTGGTCAAATGTCAGTCAATGGGACAATGATGGAAGAAGTGAGAGACTTGTTAGAAATTCATGGCAAAGAGTTAGTTATCTATGCTCTTGAGGTAACTATCCTAAACGCTGGTAAGTCAATTAGATATACCAGGTCAATTCTTTCAAACTGGCAAGGGTTAGGACTTAGAACAGTTGAGCAAGTTAAGCAGCATGAGGAGCAACGTCAAAAGCTGAAACAGTTACCTAAGCAAGCAGAACCTATTAGCCGTGAAGAATGGCTGAAAACACGAACAGAAGAAAACCCATTTTAGGAGGGTAAGCAATGGAAAATAAATTTGAGCAATATAACAACAGAAAAATTAGTGAAAAGGTATGTGAGGTTCACAAGGTCAATTATTGGCAAATATCAACACCTAAAAGAGGCAGTAAGGAACGAAGTATACAAGAGTTTTGTCCTGAATGCACAAAGGAGCTAATAGAGAGACAGGATAGGGAGGGAGTAGATAATAGCTTGAATGCTGAGACCTACCTAAAAACCTATAATGTGCTCATGCGAGACAGTACGATCCCTAGAGAGCTTAAAGAGGCTAGCTTTGAGAATTTCATAGTTGAGACAGCCGAGGAAAAGCAACTACTGGAGTTTGCTAGAGCGCAAGTAGAGAAATACCTGGACGGCATGACAGGGAATACCCTATTTACAGGATCCACAGGCATAGGGAAAAGCCATTTGAGTGTAGCTATTGCTAAGGCTATAAACGAGGGTTACAAAGCCAAAGGAGAGCCTAAGAGCGTGCTATTTGTCAATCTAACAGAAATCCTTAGGCGAGTTAGAGAGAGTTTTAATTCTACTAGCCAAGAGGGCTACTACTCAAGAATGCTGAAAGGGGTTGATTACCTAGTACTTGATGATTTAGGTATAAAATCGGACAACGCTAGTAGTAAAGGTAAATCAGTTTGGGAAGAAGAGTTTATTTTTGATATTCTCAGCAATCGAGATAAAACCATTATTACTACAAATCTAAGCAGCTCAGAGATTGCTAGCTTGTATAGTGAACGAGTGGCCAGCCGTGTCAGAACTGGCTTAGAGGGTAACTTTTTCAAGTCATTTACTATCAAAGATAAGCGATACTCAATCAGTAGCTTAAAGGCTAAAGTCGCTCAAAATTGAGCAGGTTGAAAAAAGTATGCACGGGGTGCAACTGCACCCTAAGCAAGGCTATTACTCAAAAAAGAGTAGCAAACAAAACTAATAACGGTTATACAGGAACCGAAGACTTTTCGACATATTTGTCGCTCAAAGATAGCCCTAAAATGGGTCAGCTTACAACTGTACCCGTTTGGACACTTGTTGTAGCCTAGTTATAACTACAGGCCAAACTATTTAATATTTACAGGCGTACCTGGAGGTACACCCGAGATAGAGGAGGTTTAATATGATACAAAAGACAGAACAGCTTAAAGATTTGCTTGATAGAGGCTTTGTTTTATTCTCAAAAAATGGTATAATTGAGTCAGCCAAGTTACCAGAGTTTGGTAGTCTAATCATCAAAACACAAGATGGTAAACCCATTCAAAAGGAAACAAGGCAAAAAGAAAAAATTTAGCTGCTGACTAGAAAACTAGAGGCATGATATAAGAGTTTAACTGCTCTTTGTCATGTCTCTTTTTGTTTTAGTCATAGAAAGGAGGGACTTTGGGAACAGGAGTAAAAGTAAAGGTAAATCTAAAAGGTATTGAGCGTAAAGTAACACCTATGGGATTAGCGAGAGCAAAAGAGGCAGTTACTAATCAGATGGTTATGGACATGCACCGTTTTATACCTAGGCGATCTGGAGAACTAAGAGGAAACTTAACTAAGGCCAATGGGAGAATAGTCTATAATGCGCCGTATGCAAGAATGCAGTTTTACGGCAAGAAACGGAAAGGGTTCGTTTCAGATAAACAGCGTAAGTTTTTCTTTGCGAATAAAGAGGAACTACTAAAATATAAAAAAGCCCCAGGAACAGGACCGAGATGGGATAAAAAAGCTAGCGCTCTATATTCTAAGGACTGGGAACAAGTAGCTAAAAGAGCGCTAGAATTGAAATAAAGGAGAATTACCATGACACTACAACAAATAAAGGCACAAATTTACAACCTAGGCACTTATAAGCAACAAAAGATTGAGGCTTATGGAAAAATGAAAAAAGAACTTTTGGAAAAAGTTCGAGATCAGGTTTTATATCAGTCTGAGGCTGAGCTACGCCTGGAGAACTTTAAAAAAGAGGCCGATCAGTACTCAGATACTGAGTTTGCCAATATTCTAGCTAAGCTAGAGAATTTTGAACAGACAGAACTAGAGAAAATTAAATCAGAGTACGAAACAGTAACGGCTGATAATGTTGCTGAGTTGAACTTACTGAGCACTATGAAAGTATCGGAACAGGAGCTACTAAGCTATCTAGAGAAATACAAGCGAAACCCATTGGCCATTAAGAAATTACATGAAATCGGAGCAGCTAACAACATTGCTTTACCTAGCTATATCCTGAAAGAGGATAGACTAGCTGAGCTGTTAAAGGTATTCAAGCAACATGCTAAGAGCTATCATGATACTCCAATCATTGATAGTAACGGTTCAGCAAGTGATCTAGCTTTCATGTTAGTTTTAGCTAGTGATGAATTGAATACTGCTTTAGAAACATACTCTAATCATTTTGATACGGCTCTAGGGCTATCTGAGAGCTTGTAAAACTAGTCAAAAGTGTATCAGCGATAAAATACCCTGATACACTTTTTAGAACGGTTTACGGAGCGTTTAGAGCGTTCCAATGAAGTATAATTTCCGAAACGAACACGGTGAGAGGGTGCTAAATGGAGAGAGATGTTAGAGGGCGTTTTTTACCAGGTAATCAAGTTGCTAGAGGTAATCGAGGGAATAGACAACCGAAGTATGGAAACAATAATGCTATGAAACACGGTTTATATAATCGTTATACAGGACTTTTACCTGGTAGAAGTGGCAGCCTTTCAATCTATAAAAATGGAGTATATTTAGGCTCTTTACATAAGAAATACTATCACATAACAGAAAAGGGCGAGATAATGATAGACGTACAAGTAGTACAACGCCTAATAGATGTTTGTGGATTGCCAGAAAGTCTTTTCGGAGATCCTGAGTACGTTGAATACTATGAGTAATGTCCGTTTTTGGACTTAACTAAAACAAAAAAGCCAAGGCACCCCGCCTCAGCTATAATCTCAATAATATTATTATACCATAAAGGAGGCCAAGGCATGACACCAGAGCAGGTAAAAGAAAAACTAGAGGGCGTCAAGTGGATCAATAAAGAAATAGAGGGCTTATATTTAGAGCTTGCAGCTTTAGAAAGTGGTATTATCAAAAAGCAAGAACTGAGCACTACCAGGGTACAAACAAGCAGGGTAAATACGGCCGAGAATAACCTTATAAGTGTTCTAAAGCTAAAAGAGGACACTTTACAGAGAATTGAGCGACTTACTGAAGAGAGAATGGAAATATCTAGGCTGATCGATAAGCTGGCCAATCCGTTTGAGCGTTCTGTTCTAAGGCTTTTTTACTTGAATGATCTCGACGCTTGGGAGGTTGCTGAGGAAATAGGGAAATCTAAATCTTCGATATATCGTGTAAGGCAGGAAGCTATAGAACACTTGGCTGGTCTGGTACATGCAGATTGATTTATACCTATGTAAAAAGTCCTAAGACTGAGTTTAAAAATACTAAGGTTTTACAAAGGTACAGGGCCTTTTTTCTAGTGATAGAACCCTAAGATTACCGCAAGGTGGAGAGGTTTACCGAGGGTTAGAAAACGGTGAGGTAAGGGTTAGGTACCGAAGTTTTACAATGGTGAGGTTTTGGTGAGGTATAAGAGTTGTGGTAAAATTAAGATAGAACAATGAGTACAAAGTAAAGAACTAGAACAAAGGTATCATTGTTTTAGAAATGAATTTAAGAGAGGAGTAAAGTCTATGAATTTGGAAGAAGCGTTAAAACAAGTAAGCAGCTGAAATCTTAAAAAGCCTGCTCCCTTAATCCCTTCTGAAATGACTGACGAAGAGCTATCACATTTGAGGTTTACTACGTTTTCAAAAGAAGATGAAGAGGCTATCATGGCTGAACTCAAGAAAAGAGGTCTAGTGTTATGAAATACAGTCAACAAGTATTAGACATGCTAAAGCAAGCAGTCAGTGGTCAGATTGATAATTTTTGGGATTTCTCCTTTAAGTTTAACGCCCTTTTTGGAGAAGATGAAGACTTTGCTGAGGCTTGGGACAATGAAAACCCTGAAATGTTTGACGCTCTCAATGACTTTGAGTTGATGATGTTCTTAGAGGAACATGACCCAAGTGATAAACAAGAATTTATCAATTTCTTAACACCTTACTGCGAACGAGCAAAGCAATTAGCCAATATTGAAAGGGATATTTAAATGAAGCTCTGGGAATTTAACCGTACAGATGTAGTTATCACGCTTAAAAATGGCGTGGTAGTTAGAGGTTTTGTCCAAGAATACTGTAACAAAGATGAAAACGATGAGGAGATTGACTCAATCGGCTTGGATATCGACGGTACTCTTTATGAGTATTTTGAGGATGAAATCCTTAGTATTTCAGTAGCATAGCGCTTAGAACATGTGAGAGGGCCAAGAATGAGTAAACAACTTTGGAACTACCTACGCTCAAGAGTTCAGGTAGTAACTAGTGACGGTAAAGTCATAAAAGGTTTTGTCACAGATTTTATTGACGAAATGGACAATGATGAGCAAGATGAAATCACTATCCTCATTGACAATCCTAGCCCTGACGAACCAACTGAGATTTCTCTATTTGAGAGTGAGATCATCTCAATTAAAGCAATCTCATAGCGCTTAGAACAATCTAGGCCTTAGACAGAAAAGTAAAATAAAAAGCACCTTTGACAGGTGCAATTTACTTGCTTACTGAACTCATCAATTTAAGTCCCCTTTTTGTTACCCTTCATGTTTTCTCAGCTTATTTGAATTTAATAGTTTTTGAAGAAATCAAGTTAGATTTAGAGCAGGCTTAGGCCTGTTTTTCTGTACCTAATCACTGCAAGATAACAAAATGCTTTAATTTTAAGATATATCTTACAGAAAGCCTACAACAGTGGGCTTTTTCCCTTGTCTTAAAATGTTGATTTCTGGGTTTGTATAGTGATTTGCTAGTAAGGTTATTTGTGTATCTAAGTCTATCTATTCCAAGAATTAAGCGATGTTGATGATATAAATCTGGTATGATATAATATTTTGGCCCCCTCACTTTAATGAAGGGAGGTGTTACATATGTTAGAAACTTTACTCACAGTGTTTCTAGCTCCGTTACTTATTAACGTGTTATCTGAGCTTTTCAAGTTATGGCTTAAGAAACGTAAGAAGTAATGGTTAACCCTTTTAGAGGGTAGCAAAAAACCCCATCGGTGGCACGGTGGGGCTTTTTTAGTTACATATGCTGTAACTTTACTCACATTGTAAGTTCATTCTAACACAATCCCTCTGATATTTCAAGCTTTTGTTTTAATATTCCTCAGAGTGTGTTTGTGGTTTGAGTCCGCCGCTACCAAGTTCCATTCTACAGCAAAGAAATCAACTCTTTTCTAGAGGATTTCCGCCCTCATTTTTGTCTTTTGTGCTAAAATAGACTTATAAATTGAAAATAAGGAATGTTTATGAAATCGGGTAATGGTTTTTGGAAAGGCTGTCTCTATTTTTGGGGCTTCTTGTTCTTACTGGGCCTTTTGGTTCAATATGCTCTTCCGCTTGCGGCTTGTGTCCTGCTAGGCTATGGTGGTTATCGCCTCTATAAACGTTGGCGCTATCCTCTTTTGCAGGATGCCTCTCTAGACGATCGGATTGAGCTTTTAAAAGCTCGGATTCGCCAGGCGGACAAAGATATTCAGCAACTAGAAGAAACTTTAGTAGAAAAAGGCTCAGATTCCTATAAGAGTTTGGCCAATCAAGTATTGATCGAACTGCGGGAAATCCATCAGGAGTCAGATCGTCTCAAGTCCTATATCGATGCTGATGTTTACAACCGTATTGATAAAAAGGTTCGTACAGTACGGGCAAACATAGATGTTCAGCTAGAACGTTTGGATAGAGAAAGTCAGGTAGATCTTGAAAATGCGGAGCCAGAGGAATTAGCTCCAGAATTATCCCAGACCTTGGCCAATATTGCTATTGACCATCAGGCTATTTTAGACAAGATTGCTACCTCTGCCGAGGGGGATAAGGAAGAGTTGACTGCCATTCATAGTTTGAAGATGGAGAAATTCCAAACGATTCTAGAAGGCTATTTAAAGATTAAGGCCAATCCTAAAAACTATAATCGGGCAGAAGAACGTTTGCAACAAGCTAAAGCAGCCATCGAACAATTTGACCTTGAGCTGGACCAGGTGTTGAGAGAACTCAATGAAACAGATATGCGTGATTTTGATATCAGTCTGCGTATTCTAGAAAAAGATCGTAAAGAATAGGTTAGAAACAAAGGAGTAACCATGACAGAATTTAATTTCGATATTGACCAGATTGCCAATAATACGGTAGCTAAGGTGGATAAAACAACCCAAATCATCGAGACCAATACTGGCTCAGACAAGACCTTGACCTTCCTTGAGAAGCTTAGCCCTGAGCAGCAAGAAGGAATCAAGGCGCACGTGCCCCAGTTAGTAGACCAGTTTGTCACAAATCAAAACGCTCTTTTGGATTTTGGACAATCTGCTGTAGAAGGTGTGAACAATACGGTCAATCGTATCTTGTCAGAACAAAAGAAACTGCAGATTCCCCAAGTGGATGATCTACTCAAGAATACCAACCGTGAGTTGCAAGGCTTTGTCGTCAAATACAAGAACGCTGAAATTGCTGAGTTAGAAGAAAAGCCAAACTTTTTGCAACGATTGTTTAATAAGAGCAAGAATACGCTACAAGAATTTTACTTTGACTCAAAAACAGTGGAGCAAAAACTCGATGGCATGGCTGCTGCAGTGGTCAAGCAAGAAGATGTGCTAGCTCGAAATATTGTTTCAGCCGAGATGTTGATTGAGGACAATACCAAGTCTATTGAAAATCTAGTGGGAGTGATTTCCTTTATCGAAGCCAGCCAGACAGAAGCTGGCAAGCGCGCTGCAGAATTGAAAGATCAAGTTGACCAACTCGATACAAGTACGGTAGAATACCAAACTAAATCACAAGAATTGGCCCGTATGGCTGAAGTGGTCAATACCCTCGAACAACAGCACACTGAGTATGTCAGCCGTCTCTATGTTGCCTGGGCAACAACACCTCAGATGCGCAATCTTGTGAAGGTGTCATCTGATATGCGCCAAAAATTGGGCATGCTTCGTCGCAATACCATTCCAATAATGAAGCTTTCCATTGCCCAACTTGGTATTTTGCAACAATCAATGAAATCCGGTGTCGTGGCAGATGCTATTGTTAATGCCAACAATGCTGCCCTTCAGATGCTAGCTGAAACCAGCAAGGAAGTGATTCCGCAGATGGAAAGAATTGCACAAAGCCCGACAGTCGCTGTCGAATCTGTTACCAAACTGGCTGAAAGTCTGGTTGCACAAAACCAAGGTATCGTCGCAGCTATTGAATTGGGACGCCAGAAACGTGCCCAACTAGAAACAACTATCGTCAAGTCCGCAGAAATGATCAACGATTCTGTCAAGCTACGCGATGAGAAAATTGTCCAAGCCCTTCTAGACCAAGGAAAGGCCGCCCAGAAAGAAGTACAAGAATAACATACGAGCCTATTGATATATCCCTCTTATAGTGGACAGTAAAAAAACAAAAATTCACTAGAAACTAGAGGGGAGTTTTCGTATGTTAAAAAGAAGTCCGAAATCGGTGGATGAAAAGTTAGAAGTTGTTTTTCTTTATCTTGGACAAGGAAAATCGATATCTACTTTAATAAAAATGTTTAGAGTAAGTGATGAAACCATCAGAAATTGGAGTTGTAAGTATAAAAAAGATTGTGTGGAAGATTTCAAAGAGAGTCAGGGATAGAAAGAATATAGTTCATAGTTAAAGGAGATTTCCGTATGAAATAAGGACTTAAGACAATTTTTTTAGAACGTATTGAAATTGTTAACTTTACCATTACCCATGGTAAAGATTATCGAGCTGTTATTGAGAAGTATGGGAACTTTTTTCAGAAGTTTTATTTGGCAATACAACGGCCTTGTTCCTCATATCAAGAGGAGCAAGGCCGTTGTGTAATATCTTATTATTTCATCGCCCCCTAGACGGGGAGTAATTCAAAATTTGATTTTGAAATGAGCTAATTTTTTAGATAAACACTACACTATTTTTAAGTGATGAATACTAATCTTTGTACTCTGGGAATCTGAGTTTATGATGATTTATCAAATATGAAAGTCTCTTAGAAGTAAGAATTTCTTCATCAATTTTATAGCCATTTTTTCGGGATAGTGAAATGAAATCCTTTCTAACTTCAGTGGAGAAAATAGGGAATCCATTATTATCAAATGTCATCTTGTACTTATCAAAGTACTGATCTTCATCACCTGGTTTTAATAATAGTGCATTGTTAGGGTCATAAGCTGCATCCAATTGTCGATTAGCTAAAGCTTCAGCGGAAGCATAGATATGTGAGACAACTAATCCTTCTTGTTCCTCCTTAGAGAACCATGAAATTTTTTTACCATAAATACGATTGCTTTCTTCGAAAACAGCCTTTTTCATAAGAGCAAAACGATAGGAGTCGCGAGTAGTATTACCTTTATCAGGTAAAAATTCGTGGGCGTTTTCAGAGAGACAAATCATAAATTGCTTCTTATCTTTTTTTATTACCTCAAATAAGTTTAGATTTGATAAAACAGCTTTGAGATGAGCTACTTGATTGTATTTACGTTTAAAGAAGTTTATATGGTTTGCCCAATTCTTATCCTGTAGGATTTTCTTATCAGTAGCATAAGGGCTAGCAGTCACATCCATTTGCATGACACCAAGTAACTCATCCATTTCTAATTTTTTATCAGATTTATTTAAGAGAGTATTGACAAGAAACTTAATTTGATTTGTTTCGCTATCATCGGATGTCATAGATGAATTAAATGATGAATATTGATATACAGTATCTGAAAATAATCGGCGTAATTCATTAATAGTTTGATTTCGCTTAATATACTGTTTTGCGGCAGGTACGTACCCATTTAGATATGGTTTAATAAAGCCGAGTTTAACAAAGGTGTTTAGCTGTTTTCTCGTAGTTGCTCCGCTTTTGTCATCGTTTGGAAAAAGACGTTGGATATCTTTTTGTAAGTCCTGATAGTGAGCTATTGCTGTGAATTGTTTATGACTAGAGTTAAGGTTTCTTATTAAATCAGAAGGTGTACGATTACCTAATTCATATTTATCAATATGATTAATGATAACTTCTAAAGTCCTTTTGAACTGGTCTCCGTAAAAATTTGTGAGCGCGAGTGTGCATTTCCAATAATTTTCATAGTTCTGATCTTGAATAACTTTTTTTCTTGAGTTTAATCTTGAATCCATATGTTTACCTTATTTATAAAATTTAACTATTGCTATCATTTCAATATTTTTATTCTTTGTATTTTTACCGCTAACTTGATAATTATGTTTCTTCTCCTTAACTTCAACATCTCCATAAAACTCAAACATCTCGACCATAATATCAAAAATATTTTGAGATGCCGAGTTTAGACTTAAAACGAGATATTTAGAGTGTACACTTGCTAATTCGACTATTCTTTCAAAGTATGGTAAGAAATTTGAACGATTAGTTATGTCTATATAATCAATCTTTTTACGGAAAATTTCATCAAATTTTCCGTAAAAAGAATCATAGTTATTCATAGTTCCAGGGTATGGAGGGTCTAAATAAATGATATCAACCTGCTTTGATTTTTTAATTGCTTGTAAAGCATCTAATTGGAAGACCTTATTTTGTTTTTTATTGTCAAAAATGGCGTTGTTATAACTATTTAAATCAGATAAGATGTGATTTATGAAAGGTTCATTATGATAAGCTCTACGTCTGCCGTATTTTTTATAAGAGTACTCCTCGTCTCTTAGTTTTAAAATATTATTCCAATCAAGGTTCATTCGAGAGTAAGGTAATTTACGAATCATTGCTCTCCTTATTAGGGATTGAAGCAAAAATTTTTTATAACCTTTTAGATGGTTGGAAAAAAATACAAGTTTTGAAAGTTCATCAATTTCGTTTGGATAATATAATGTATTTTCTAACCAAGATAGCTGTTTTCGTAGGTTGAAATCATCAAAATCAGCAAATTTTAGTATTTCTTCTTGTGAAAGTAAAGTATCTTTATTTTCGATTAATGCTTTATTTACAACGTAAGAAGCATAAAGTGAATCATTTGAATAGACTTCAAACCCACGCTTTTTTGATTCAAAGGATACTGATGAACCTCCGGCAAAAAGATCTAACACACGTCCTTGAGTAATTGGAAAATTATCTAAAATCCAAGAAGAAAGCTTTTCTTTATTTCCAATATAATTTATCTTTGGTAATTTGTTATTAAACATAATCTCCTTCATATGATTTTAAAGTTTTCTTAATCTCTTCAGCAATTGCTTTAGCTAATTTTGGTGGCACAGCATTTCCAATTTGTTGTTGGATAGATATGCTATTTCCTTCAAAAATGAAATTATCTGGAAAAGTTTGTAATCTGGCTAATTCTCTTGGAGAAAGAGCGCGGTTTTGATTATAATGAAATATTTTTCTCATATCTCCAGTAACTGTTACTGATGGTTTGTTACTTGCATATCGAATATATTTTCTTACATCTCCTGATTTAGGGCGGATTTCAGTAGGGATATCATTTCGATCTCCACCATCTTTAACATATGACATTTTTTGAAGCATTTGTTCTGAGTGAGTCATAGCAAAATGATTAGGTATTTCTGAACTCTGACCATTTTTGAGAGGAGGCAAATCATCAATTGTTTCTCGAACAGTTGGTGTAATTCCTTGTTTCTTTGGATAATGGAATACACCAAATTTTGTACCGACAATAAAGATACGTTGCCTTTTTTGAGGAACTCCATAATCTGCTGCTTGTAAAACCTCTGCTTTTACATCATATCCTAAATTTTCGAATTCTGTCAGAATTTCTTTTATTGTTTGTCCTTTATTATGTGTTGCAAGTCTTGCTACATTTTCCATTAAAAACATCTTAGGTTGAATAACATGAACAAATCTCACAAATTCTTTGAATAGCTTATTTCTCTCATCATCTACAAAACGCCGACCAATATTACCAGCGATGCTGAACCCTTGGCATGGGGGACCGCCTACGATGATATCTACAATGTTATTATTTTGGAGTTCTCTAATCTTAGAGTTTGAGACTTCTTTGATATCCCCTTCAATCAAAGTGTGATGTGGGAAATTTTTTCTGTATGTTTTCGCGGCTTGATGATTAAATTCAACAGAAAATAAATTTTCGAATCCTGCTTGTGCAAATCCTAATGATAGACCTCCGGAACCAGAAAAAAGGTCAATTATTTTGTATTTACTCATTAGCTTGTTCTGATTTTACCTCTTTCATTATATTTATTGATACTATTATTTTGTAGTGATTAATACAAAATAATAGTTTAACTGGAAAAAATAGTCTGTAAAAAAACAGCGAAATTAATCGCTGAATTTTATATAATATATTTACTTAACCTCTGTAAACACAACGTGTTTGCGAAGTTTTGGTGAGTATTTCTTCAATTGAAGACGGTCTGGAGTGTTACGTTT